ACCTGGCGCGCGACGCAGGCGACGCTGAAGGTCGTTGCGGCCGACAGCAGCACGGTCGGCGGCAAGAAGTCGGTCGGGACGCTCGTCGATGAGCTCTGGCTCTTCGGCAAGCAGCCGAACGCCGAGAACATGCTCCGCGAGGCGACCGGCGGTCTGGCGTCGCGGCCGGAAGGCTTCGTCATCTACCTGACGACGCAGTCGGATAACCCTCCGACTGGTGTTTTCAAGCAGAAACTGCAGTATGCGCGCGACGTGCGCGACGGCGTGATCGTGGATCCGGCCTTCGTGCCGGTCATCTACGAGTTTCCGCCGGAGATGATCGCCAGCGGCGAAAGCCGCGACCCGATGAACTTCGGGATGGTGAACCCGAACTTGGGGTATTCCGTCGACCGGGATTTCCTGGTCCGCGAGATGCAGAAGGCCGAGACGGCGGGCGAAGAGTCTGTCCGCGGCTTTCTTGCCAAGCACTTGAACGTCGAGATCGGTCTCGCTCTCCGGAGCGACCGGTGGGCCGGCGCGGACTTCTGGGAAGCTGCGGGCCGCGCATCCCTGACGCTCGAAGAGCTGCTCAGGCGGTGCGAGGTGGTCGACATCGGCATCGACGGCGGCGGCCTCGATGACCTGCTGGGACTTGCGGTCATCGGCCGCGAGCGCGAGACGGGCAAGTGGCTGGCCTGGTTCAAGGCGTGGGCTCATCCTTCCGTCCTGGAGCGTCGCAAGTCGGAGGCCGCGCGCATCGAAGAGTTCGCCAAGTCCGGACAGCTGTCGATGGTGCACCGAATCGGCGACGATGTTGCCGAAGTCGCCGCCATCGTGCAGCAGGTCCGCGATGCAGGGCTGCTGGATAAGGTCGGCGTCGACGTGGCGGGGATCAGCGCCATCGTCGAGGCGCTCGAGGCGATCGGCCTGGAGAACGGCGCCGAGATCGTCGGCGTCTCGCAGGGCTGGCGGCTGTCGGGCGCCATCAAGACGACCGAGCGGCGCCTCGCTGGCGGCGACCTGCTGCACGGCGGCACCGCGCTGATGGCCTGGTGCGTCGGCAACGCGAAGGTGGAGCCCCGGGCGAACGGGATTCTCATCACGAAACAGGCGAGCGGGACGGCCAAGATCGACCCGCTGATGGCGCTATTCAACGCGGTGACCCTGCTGTCGCTGAATCCGGCGGCCGATTCGATCGGCTCCGACTACGAACTGATGGTGTTCTGATGCGCGCTGCACTCTATGACGTCTCGATGCTGGTCGGCTCTGGCCTGATCGTGGCGGGCGTGGCGATGCTGGGCGGCCTGGCGCTGGCCCTGATCGCCGCCGGCGCGCTGATCATGCTCGTGACGCGTCTTGCGGTGGGCGTTGCCTGATGTTCGCCAGTCTGTTTCGAGCCGGCGCTGAAGACCGATCGCCGTGGGGGAACTTCTGGTTCCAGCCGGTCGGCATGCGGACCGCCTCGGGCGCCACCGTCGACGCGACGAGCGCGCTGCGGCTGTCGGCCGCGTATGCGTGCATCCGAATCCTGTCGGAGTCGTTCGCGGTCCTGCCGTTCAAGCTGTACAAGCCGAGCGCGGACGGCCGGTCGAAGACGCTGCAGACCCAGCACTGGCTTGTGCGGCTGTTCACCAAGAAGCCGAACCGGTTTCAGAACCCGTTCGAATGGCGCGAGATGCTGCAGGGGCACCTCGCCCTGCGCGGCAACGCCTACTGCCAGATCATCGACGGCCCGGGCGGCTCGATCGCCGAGCTGTTGCCGATCCATCCGGACCGGATCCAGGTCGAGCGGCTCGAAAACGGCAGCTGGCGCTATCGGTATACGACGCTGACGGGTGAGACCGAATACTTCACCCGGCAGGAAATCTGGCACATCCGCGGCCTGAGCAGCGACGGCGTGGTCGGCCTGAGCCCGATCGAGCTCGAGCGCGAGGTCCTGGGCGCGGCGCTGGCCGCGCAGGACTACGGGAATCGCTTCTTCGCGAACGACGCCAAGCCGACCGGCGGCTGGATCGAGGTTCCAGGCACGATCGCCGATCAGGCGGCGCGCGACAAGCTGAAGGACGCCGTCCAGGGTGCCGCGTCGGGCGTGAATCGTCACAAGACGATGGTCCTGGACCGCGGCATGAAATACCACGAGGTCGGGCTGACCAACAAGGACAGCCAGTTCCTCGAGAGCCGGCAGTTCTCGCGCACGGAAATATGCGCGATCTGGCGCGTGCCGCCACACATGGTGGGCGACCTGTCGCGCGCGACCTTCTCGAACATCGAACAGCAGTCGATCGACTTCTGGGTTGGCACGATGCATCCCTGGACGGAGCGGTGGGAGGCGGCGATCGAGGCGCTTCTGATCGACACGCCAGACGAGGATCTGTGCGTCGAGTTCGATTTTCGGCGCCTCCTGCGCGGCGATGCGATTAGCCGGGCCGCCTACAGCCACTCGGGCGTGCTGGATGGCTGGTTGACGCGGAACGAGGCTCGCGAACTCGAAGGATACGACCCGATCGACGGCCTCGACGAGCCGCTGGTCCCTATCAACGAGCAAACGCTCACCGAATCGATGGAGCCGGACGATCCGGTCTCGCCGCCTGGGGTGGATCAGCCTGCGAAGCAGCAGCCGGCCGAAGAGGGTGCCGATGCGCGGCTCGCGGCCTTGCTGAGCGGCAATGCCACGCGAATGGCGCGCCGGATTTCGGCCGGAAAGCCGGTCTCGCCGGACATCCTGGCCGTCGCGCTGGCGATCCGCGAGGAGCAGGCTGCGCAATGGTTGGCGACTTCCCGCGAGGCCGACGAACAGAAGATTACCGCGTCCCTCGTGGCGCTCGGGAGCACGAAATGACGATGCACTTTCTGGCTGAAGCACTGGCGACGCCCTGGGCGATGCAGCAGGAGCGGCTGCATGCCTATGCGGCAGTCCTGGCGCGCCGCTATGCCGGCGGCCGGATCGCGCTGAGCCACGAAGGCGAGGAGCGCGCGATGCCGCAGGCTGCCACGCAGCGCGCCGGCACGCCGCGGCAAGGCGCTGTAGCCGTGATCCAGGTCTACGGCCCGATCGCGCAGCGCACGTCGATGATGAACATTTGCGACGGCGGTTCGAGCACGCAGGCGATCAGCCAAGCGCTTCGTCAGGCGAACGCCGACGAGTCAATCGGCGCCATCGTCCTGGACATCGATAGCCCCGGCGGCAGCGTCTACGGCGTGGCCGAGCTCGCCGCCGAGATCCGCGCGAGCGCCAAGCCGGTGACGGCCATCGCCAACAGCCTGGCGGCATCGGCTGCCTACTGGATCGGCACCGCTGCGTCGGAGTTCTTCGTCACGCCCGGCGGCGAGGTGGGCTCGATCGGTGTCTGGATGGCTCACGAGGACGTGTCCAAGGCCATCGCCGATGCCGGCATCAACGTGACCCTGATCAGCGCCGGCAAGTACAAGGTCGAAGGCAACCCCTACGAAGCCCTGAGCGACGAGGCGCGTTCGTTCATGCAGTCCAGGACGGACGACTACTACGGGGCCTTCACCCGCGACGTCGCCAAGGGTCGAAACGTCAGCGTCGACCAGGTCAGGTCGGGGATGGGCCAGGGCCGCGTGCTCGGTGCCTCGCAGGCCAAGGCCGAGAACATGGTCGACGGGATCATGACCTTCGACCAGCTCATCCGCCACGTCCAGAAGAGCGCCAAGCCGGCCGCGAGCCGGAACGCACTCAGCGCGCGGCAGCGCGAAGTCGACATCCTCGCTCTGGAGTGATCAACAACCGATTTCGGGCACGCACGGCCCACACGCGCCAACGTCCTTTGACGTGAGCACGCGCGGCCCCTAGGCCGTTGTGCAACCCAGCTGGCCGCCTTCGGGCGGCCTTCTTCGTTCTGAGCCCGCATGGCAGCCGCCGCGCGGGCTCTTTTCATTTGGAGACCGAAATGTCCCGCAAGCGTCAACTGGAAGCCCAACGCGCCGCGGCCGTCGCCGGCATGCGCGCCATCAACGACAAGGCCGCCGCCGAAGCGCGCGACCTCACGGCCGAGGAAATCGTCGCCTTCGACGAGCACAAGGCCAAGGCCGCCGCCGCCAAGGCCGCGATCGACCGCGAGGTTGCCCTCGAGCTCGAAGAAGCCGGCCTGAACGCCGACCGCACCGTCGACATCGGCGCCGCGCGCACGATCGAGACCAAGAACAACGCCGACGCGGACGAGAAGCACGGCTTCAAGAGCATGGGCGAGTTCCTGGGCGCCGTCATGCGCGGCAGCGTCCGCAACGGCGCCGTCGACAAGCGCCTGACGATCGAGGCTTCCGCGCCGGGCACGTTCGGCGGCGAAGGTGTCGGCGCCGACGGCGGCTTCCTGGTGCCCCCTGCCTTCTCGAAGAACATCTTCCAGCTTTCGCTGACCGACGACGCGCTGCTGCCGCTGACCGACAACACGCCGGTCGAAGGCAACGGCATGGTTTTCCCGAAGGACGAGACCACGCCCTGGGGCACCAACGGCGTGCGCGCCTACTGGCAGGCGGAAGCCACCTCGGCGACCGCGACCAAGCCGGTGTTCGGCACGCAGGCCATGCGCCTGCACAAGCTGATGGCGCTGGTGCCGCTGACGAACGAACTGCTCGACGACTCGTCGTCGCTCGGTTCGTATATCACGCCGCTGATGGCGCGCTCGATCCGCTGGAAGACGAACGAGGCGATCATGTTCGGCAACGGCAACGGCCAGCCGCTGGGCATGTTCAAGAGCCCGGCCGCCATCGTCCAGAACAAGGACTCCGGCCAGGCGGCGAACACCCTGTCGACGACCAACGTCGCCAACATGATCGCCCGCCTGCCTCCCGGCTCGTTCGGCGAGGCGCAGTGGTTCATCACGCCGGACCTGCTGCCGCTGCTGTTCACGCTGACGCTGGGCAACTACCCGATCTACCTGCCGATGAACGCCGGCCTGCAAGGCTCGCCCTATGGCACGCTGATGGGCCGCCCGGTCAACGTGTCGCAGCACAACCCTGCGCTCTCCGCGCAGGGAGACCTGTCGCTGATCGTGCCGAGCTGGTACCGCACTATCACCAAGAGCGGCTCCGGCATCAACGTCGACCAGTCGATGCACCTGTACTTCGACGCCGACGCGACGGCCTTCCGCGCGACGTTCCGCGTCGACGGCAGCCCGAAGATCGCCGCGCCGATCACGCAGGCCAAGGGTTCCAACACCCTGAGCCCGTTCGTGCAGCTGCAGAACCGCTGATGAATCCAGCCCGCCTCGGCGCGGGCTGATCGCCACTCTTTTCGGAGATCACCATGTACCTGAACATGAAGCCCAGCGAAATGCTGGCGGTGCTCGGCACCATCGACCCGGTCTCGCAAGCGGCCGGCACCGTCAGCACCGGCTGGCTCGACCAGTCGCAGTACCTCGCTGTGATGGCCGTCATCCAGACCGGCGTGCTCGGCGCTTCGGCCACGGTCGACGCCAAGCTGCAGCAGGCGACGGACTCGTCCGGCACCGGCGCGAAGGACATCACCGGCAAGTCGATCACCCAGATCGTCAAGGCGTCCGGCGACAACAAGCAGGCCATCATCAACATGAAGGAAGCCGACCTCGACACCGAGGGCGGCTTCCGCTATGTGCGCCTGTCGATCACCGTCGGCACCGCCGCGTCGCTGGTGGCCGCTACGGTCTATGGCGCCATGCCGCGCTATGCCGTGGTCAGCAACCAGTCGGCCACCGTCCAGGTCGTCTGACCCTTCTCGGGGGGCGGGGCTTCGCAGCCCTTTCGCCCCGCCGCGCGCGAGCCGGTGGGGCACTTTTCGAGGCACCATCATGAAACTCATCACCCTGGCCTTCGACTACACGCTCAATGGCATGGTCAAGTGGGCCGCCGGTGTCGCGCACGAAGCGACCGGCGAACTGCGCCAGCTTCTCGCCGATGGCGTTGCCGGCATGGAGCACGAAGCCGAGGCCGTCGTCGAGGCCGTCGAATCCGCCATCGAAGGCGGCCAGGCGCAGTAATGGGCCTGATCCAGACTCTCGCGCCGGTCAATGAGCCGGTGTCGGTTGCCGAGGCTGCGAACCATCTTCGCATCGACTCCGACATCACGAACGACGATGACCTCATCGCGTTGCTCATCACGTCCGCGCGAAAGTACGGCGAGATGCTGACCGGCCGCAGCTGGATCACCCAGAAATGGCGCCTCCAGCTCGACAGCTTCTACATCGCCGACACGCCGGCGCAGATCATCGAGCTCGACCGCGGCATCGTGCAGAGCATCGACTCGATCACCTACCTCGACATGTCAGGGACTCAGCAGTCCATGGACATGACGCTGCTGGCGAAGGATCTGGTGTCCACGCCGGCGCGCATCTCGCCAAAGTTCGGAACGGTGTGGCCGATCGCGCTGCCGCAGATCGGCGCGGTCCAGATCAACTACACCGCGGGCTACGGCGACAACGCCACGGACGTCCCGTCTGGCATTCGGCAGTGGATGCTGGTCCGGATCTCGACGCTCTATGAGCATCGCGAGGAAGTCGAGCAGGTCGCTCGCGGAAAGATCGAGCCGATGCCATTCATCGACGGCATGCTCGATCCCTACAAGGTGCTGACGCTGTGAGGCCATCGTCCAATCAGCTCAGACACCGGATCACGCTGCAGAGCCGTTCCGGCGTCGACGATGGCTACGGGCAGGAGACGCTGACATGGACGGATGTCCTCTCGTGCTTCGCCTCGATCGAGCCGGCTCCGCGTCAACAGCAAGTCTCGGGTGAGGCGATGTTCGCGTCTCGCACCCATGTCGTGACGATCCGCTACCGGCCGTCGGTGACGGAACGTATGCGCATCGTCTACGGAACGAGGCTTTTCGAGATCGTCTCGGTGATCGATCTCGACGAGCGGCATTTCTGGCTGCAGCTGGACTGCGTCGAAGGTCTTACGGCAGGCTGACATGGCGACCGTTGTCCAACAGATCGACGCCGCACTGCGCACCCTATCGCCGGCTGGCGGCGTGTTCAACGCGATCAATACGCGCGAGTCGGGCGTCTTTCCCTACATCATCTTTCTGCGCATCGTCTCGACGGTAAACAACTCGCTCGGAGGCCCGAGCGGATTGCAGAACACGAGGGTGCAGATCGATGTGTTCGATCGCTCCTACAACTCGGCCGCATCGCTGGCCGAGCAGGTCGCCACGACGATGACGACGACCTTCCCGAGTTGCGTCCAAGTCTCGTCTTTCGACGTCTACGAAGACGCCATCAAGGCATACCGCGTGAGCGCGGATTTCAGCCTCTGGTCTACGGACCCCTGATTCATTCATCACCCGGTGCCCATGTGCACCCCGCCCG